ACTTGTCCCTGTCAAAATGAACATCACTGCCGCGTGTTACTCGCTTAAAATCGAGACGACACATAAGCAATGGTTAGAAGGTCGCGGTACTTATACCTTGTCCCCAACGCCTTTTCGGCGCTGTCGACAGACATCCTATACTCGTGATGCCGTTAGCCCTGAATGGGTTAACGTTCTATTGAGTTCCCCAATACCCCCTCGCACGGATACATTATCCGTGAAAGAGATCAGTCTAGCAATAGCTCTTGGGAACAAGCTTAGATAGCTTGAGAGCCGTCGCTAGCGTATTTTATTTATGTGGAGGTCACCCGCCATGTCACTATCGGATATCACGATTAATGGGAAAGTATTTTCGGTTCGCTCAATTGCTGGATCAACAGTGTTAAGGGCCGCGACTATCGCTAGTCGCCCCGGAAACACTCAAGATGCAACATTAGAAATCTCTCACGAGTTTTCTAATGTGAAACCGAATCGTTCCCTTATCAAGTACAACAGAGTTGTGCTCGATGGGAATCAGGTACCTAACAATTTTAGTATCCACGCAGTGATTACTGTACCTAAAGGTGCATTTTCACCGGGTGAGATTAATCCCCATTATTGGGGAACTAACAGTATGGCCGACGACTTGTCGGACATACTTGCGTTAGATACGTTTACCTTCTCACAAAGAATGATTAACGGAGAGTTCAGCTAGCTGTTCTCCGCTTTCCGCGTGTGTTTGGCCGTAAAGGGTCTCCTGGAGGAGTACCGATTATGGATTCCATAATAGCCAGAGGGGCCTTTATGCAAGGCCTCCTCATTTCTCACATGCAAGATTTCCGTTATGAACACTTTGAGAGAGACATTCTTTCTCTTAAGGAGAGAGTCCGTCAAGAAGGAATTTCCTTTATGACCAAGACCCTTCCTCTTATTGGAAAGGCTGTTATCTCTGCTCTTTGCTCTGGGCGCTTTTCCTGTCCTAAACAATTTAGGGCTCACAGGAATAGCGTTCTACCCGTATTTCTATACGGTGCGATCAGCAAGGTGTTCTTTGACGATGGACGGGTTAAGGATCCGTCCCCGTCTCACATCTTCATGATTCGACAGCTCACTCTCGTGTTTTATAAACTCAAGGTTGAGCCGTCCGAAGAAGACGTTGCTGCTGCCCTATCCTCTTTCATTGCCCGCGATCAGTCAATTCGACCGATCGTTCGTAGTGAAATTCTTACTACGGCACGCTCCATAGTTACTAAATTGTTTTCTGGTTTTAGTTTCGACTTTAACCAGTTTCGATTTGGTCCTGGAGCGACATCAGACAAGAAGAGTGTTGTTGACCGGTGGTCTTTTCAGACTTACTACCAACAGCTTGATAGGGTTCTCCCATATGAGTTTGTTTTTCCATATACTCCTAGAGAGTCTTTTAAGTGGTACGGAGAGAACCGTGTTCTTTTCGTCCCTAAAGACTCTAGGGGGCCTCGTACGATATCGTGCGAACCTCCTGAGTATATGTATTACCAACAGTTTGTCGGTAGGTCTATAATGGATTACCTGGAAAGGTTTCCATACATAAACTTTCTCGACCAAACCATCAACCAAAGGTTAGCTATGGAGGGGTCCATTAGCCAACAGTTTAATACTGTCGACTTTAAGGATGCCTCTGACTTGATAAGTCTTGAACTAGTTCAGGATCTTTTTCAAGAGACACAGCTATGTGACGTTCTCTCAGCGTTGCGTACGCCCGTGAGTTTGCTACCCTCTGGTCAGCGTATTTTCCTTAAAAAATACGCTGCTATGGGAAGTGCACTTTGCTTTCCTGTCGAGAGTGTAGTTTTCTACGCTCTCTCGGCAGCATATGCAAAATGTAGCGGTATGAAAGCTTCGTTTTTTGTCTATGGCGATGATATCGTCACAGATATGAACGATCTCCAGTCTTACTCTCACGAGATGCGCAACTTTAATTTGATTGTCAATCTTGACAAATCATTTTTCAGTGGCCCATTCCGCGAGAGTTGTGGGGGTGACTATGTAAACGGGATCGAAGTGAATTACATTAAGTGTAATTCGCTGGAACCCTCTAGTTTGATACCGTTGGCTAACCGTCTTTATGACAGCGGCCTCACCGGTAGCGCTTATTTCATAGCGGAACATGTTCGAGCCCCAATGGGTTACTCGGCCATTGACTGCTACGCTTTTGGCGTCCGTTCAGGTACGACGCGTTTTTCGAGGTATCATACCCTCGAAGTTAAAACTCGAAGTACTACAGCCCGATCTTCGCGGCTGTCGGATTCTGCTGCTTACTTTCGTTGGCATGCAGAGACTAAAGGGAGTCATCAATCCTCTTATGTCGT